CATTGCAAACTTCAACCCTACTATGCAAAGTGATTTAACGTATGATGGAACGTCTACGGATATGATTACTGATGTAAACAATATTACTAACCTTTATAAGTTTTCTTTAAAAGGTAATAACTCATTTAATCAAAAAGGTGTTTCTTCAAGAGATAACGGAACAACTTACTTTGAGCAAACATTAACTATTGACTTGAAAAAACAAGATGTTGCGACTACTAAGATGGTTAAATTATTATCTTATGGTAGACCACACATTGTTGTTAGAAATAGACAAGGACAATACTTCTTAGCTGGTTTAGAGTTTGGAATGGATGTTACAGAAATATCAATTGAAAACGGTGTTCAAATGGCAGATTTCAACGGTTATAAACTTACATTTACAGGAATGGAAAGAATACCAGCAAATCATTTGAACTGCTCAACAGAAGCTACATTAGCGACTTTATTTAGTTCTGCTACTATTGTTACTTCTTAGTAATTAACTACTACTACATGAAAGGCTATCTTTAATTAGGTAGCCTTTTTTATTTAACAAATTATTGATTTAAACGTTTTAAAGATATGATAGTTTTAAAAGAATTAAATACTGCTCAAACTTTTAGTTTCATTCCTCGTAGTGATACTTATACAACTATGACTATAACGGATGAACAAACAAATGTAACTACTACGGTTGCAATTACAAGTTCAACTAATGTAAGCTATTACCATACGATTACAGCAACTTTCTCACTAATTGAGGAGCATACATATAGGTTAGAGGTTTTAAACTCAACTACTCCAGTTTATATAGATAAAATATACTGCACTAATCAGACTATAAGCGACTATACAATAAATAAAGATGTGTACACAAGTACAACAACATCAAATGACTTCATAATTTTAGATTAATGGATAACGAAAAAATACAAGTAATCAACCTTGCTGAATATAAAGCACCGATTATTAACGAAAGTACGAGAGAGGATTGGGTTGAATACGGAGAAGATAACAACTATTTTCAATTCTTAATTAATAGACATATAAATTCAGCTACAAATAACGCAGTAATTAACAATATTACTAGACTTATTTACGGTAAAGGTTTAACTGCATTAGATGCAAATAAAAAACCTAATGAATTTGCACAATTAATTACTTTGATTAGTTCGGATGACTTACGAAAAATTAGTGTTGAAGCGTATTTATTAGGTCAATGTGCTATTCAAGTACACTACGATAAAGGAAGAACTAAGATATTAAAAGCGTATCACATACCCGTTCAATTATTACGTGCTGAAAAGTGCAATGAAGATGGTGATATTACGGGTTATTACTATTCTGATAATTGGGAGGACGTTAAAAAATACAAGCCTAAAAGATTAGATGCTTTTGGATTTGGAAATTCTGAAATTGAAATACTTTATATAAAGCCTTATTCGGTAGGGATGAAGTATTACTCAAACGTTACATATACGGGTGGTTTACCTTATACGATAATGGAGGAGGAAATCGCTGAGTATTTAATTAACGATGTTCAAAACGGTTTTAGTCCTACAATGATAGTTAACTTTGTTGGAGGTACGGGAACAGAGGAGCAAAGAAGACAAATTGAAGCACAAGCGAATAAAAAGTTAACTGGAAGCAAAGGTAAAAAGATAGTTTATTCATTCAATAAAAATAAGGATAACGCTACTACGGTTGAATCTATTCCTTTGAATGATGCACCAGCACACTATCAATATTTGAGTGAGGAGTGTATGAGAAAGATATTACTTTCACATAATGTAACTTCGCCTTTATTATTTGGTATTGCTACAACAACTGGTTTTTCTTCTAATGCAGACGAATTAAAGAACTCTTTATTGATATTTGATAACCTAGTAATTAAACCTTATCAAAACTTAATTATAGATGCAATAGATAAAATTTTAGCAGTTAACGGTATTAGTTTAAAACTATATTTCGAGGGTTTAAATCCTTTTGAGGATATGTACGCTAAAAAAGAAGAAGCAATTGTACAAGATACAAAGTTATCTAGTCAAGAAATAGACTTATCAGAGTTTGGAGAGGAAATAAACGAAGATGAATGGATATTAATTGATTCACATAAAGTTGATTATGATAACGAAGATGAATTAGATGCTAAAATAAATGAGTTAAATAACCAAAAACCAACAAAATTAAAGCAAATAATTAACCTAGTTAAAACGGGTGTAGCTAATCCAAACGCTTCATCTAGTCAAGATGGCGAAATATTTAAGTCAAGATATAGATATAGTGGTAATATAGGCGACAATTCAAGACCATTTTGCAAAGCAATGTTAAACGCTAATAAGGTTTATCGAAAAGAGGACATTATTAGAATGGAATCACAAGAAGTTAACAAAGGTTGGGGTGCTGAGGGTGCTGATAATTACTCAATTTGGTTATATAAAGGAGGAGGAGATTGCCACCATTATTGGACTAGGGAAACATATTTAAGAAAATCAGATGTTAACTCTCCATTAGCTAAAAAATTCACTCCAAGCGAAGCAAGAAAACAAGGAGAGATATTACCAACGAATGATAATAGAGTATATCAAAAACCAAAAGATATGCCTTACAACGGATTTTTACCTACAAATAAACGCTTTAACTAATGGCAGAAGCATTACTTATAAATAGAACGGATTTAGTTAAGCATACGAGCTTAAACGGAAATATTGATACTGATATATTTATTCAGTACGTTAAAATAGCACAAGAAATCCACATAGCTAATTATTTGGGGACTGATTTATTCAACAAGTTAAAAGCTGATATTGTAGCGGGTACTATTTCGGGTAATTATTTATCGTTATTAACTAACTATGTTAAACCGATGTTAATTCATTGGTCAATGGTTGAGTGGTTACCTTTTGCAAGTTATACAATTAACGCTAAAGGTATATTCAAACATAGTTCTGAAAATGCTAGTAACGTAGAAAAAACAGAAATAGACTTTTTAATTGATAAAGAAACTAGTTTGGCACAACATTATACAGAAAGGTTTATTCGTTATATGAGTTTTAATCAATCTTCATTTCCTGAGTATAACAGTAATTCAAATGACGATACTTACCCAGACCATGACACTAATTTTACAAGTTGGTTAATATGAAAAAAGAAGCTAAGAATAACAACTTAAAGAAAATAACGTTATTATTAAAGAAGTTAGAAAAAGATGAGCAATCAAAGAATAAGTGAATTAACAACAAGTAGCGTACCAATTAAAGCGACTGATTTCTTAGAGGTTTCAGTTTATAACGGTTCAACATACGATACTAAAAAAGTTAATTCTGAATACTTAAAACCTTATAAAGTTTATTCTGCTTTAATTTCACAAAGTGGAACTTCTGCACCTACTGTTACAGTTTTAGAAAATACAATCGGTACGATAGTTTGGGCAAGAAGTGCTAGTGGAGATTATAACGGTACTTTGACTGGTGCGTTTACTGCTTCAAAAACATTTGCACAATTAACGCTTAACTATGTTGGTGCTTCTGTTACTGGTTATTCTGTAAGGTCGAATGATAATGTTGTTTTAGTTCAAACAATAGATGCTAGTAATACTGGAGTGGACAGTAAATTAAATTCTGCAAGTTTAGAAATAAGAGTTTACCAATAAAATATAAAATAAAATGAGTTTACCAAACATAGACAAATTAGTAGCAAGTAAAGGAGTTTACATATGCAACGATACAACAGCAGTAACTAAAGTAATTGCAGGTATTTTAGTATTAGAAGATACGGTGTTTAGTGCTATTAAAGTAGCAGGAACAGATGTTAAATCTAGTTATATCTCAACTCCTGCAACTGCAGTTAAAGCAGGTGCTTATATTACGGGGTTAGGTGTTCTATTTAGTGGAGTTACTTTAACTAGTGGTTCAGTTGCTTTAGTTATCGGATAATGTACGGAGTAGGATTTGGATATGGTGCAATAGGTGCTACTACTAAAAGAAGTGGTGGCGTTTCTTACGACTCAGACGCACAAGCATTTTTCACGGCTAATAGCACTTTAACTGATGTAACCAAAAAGAATAAAGTAAATCAACTATTTATAGATTTAAAATCCTATGGTTTATTTTCTAAATTTTACGCTTTTTATTTGCTTAATTTAGGAGATGCAACAAAGAATAAATTTAATATTGTTAATCCAATAGATTCTGATTCAGCTTTTAGATTAGTATTTTCTAGTGGGTTTACTTTTTCTGATATCGCTACAACCCCTAATGGAGCTGGTGCATTTGCCAAAACATTTTTAACTCCATCTTCAGTATTTACAGACGAATCAATACATTTATCTACATTTGGAACTCAAAATGTAGAGTCTAGATATGAGATAGGTTGTTGGAGTCCTGAAAATTCATTACTTACTAGATATGGTTCCCCAACTACTGCATATCTAGTTTCTAATAATGGTACTTTTATAGGTGGACAAAATACAGATAATAGTGGTTTTATTATCGGAAATAATTTAGGGGGTACAACATCTATTCTTAGAAATAATGCACTTATTGCAACTGCATCTAAGAGTTTTTCAAAGGGTGGCACGCCTTTAGCGATATGGTGTAGCAATAGGTCGTCTGATTATTCAGCAAATGCAGAATATTCATTTTTACCTATGTCGGTAGCTACAATTGGAAAAGGTTTAACGTCTCAACAAATGACTGATTTAAACACTTGTATTCAAGCTTATAACTTATGAAAGGTATTAAACTAACAACAGAGCAAAAAAACGCTATACAAGGACAGTTTTATAATGAAAACTGTTTTTTCAATTGTGTTCAAGATATTAATGGAGATTGGTTTCTGTTTCTTAGTCAATCAGATAAGAATGAAATAGAATCTACTCAATACGCTTATTTACTTTCTTTAAGTGAATTTGAATATGTACTACCAATAATTGAAAATCCTTTTATCTAATGAACGAATTTGAAAAATATATAATAGGAGGTGTTTCATTACTAATTACGGGTGCAATAACACGGTTATTTACTAGCCACGCTAAAAATCATGATAACTTAATAAAGTTAGAAGTTGAGGTTAATCAAATTAAGGCTTCTAAAGACCACAATCACGAGCAACTAGAGAAACTATTTGAAGAACGTTTTAAACGCTTTGAAGATAAGCTAACGCACATGGATAATACTATAAGAACTAATTCAGAATACTTCAAAGTATTAGTAGACGAAATAAAAAAAAAATAACGTAAAATATAACTAATTTGTTAATTATGAATATAATAGAAAACATTAAGAAGCCTACACCTCGTAAACACAAAATAGCTGGTAGAATCGCAACGGCTTTATCGGTGGCATCTTTAACTATTGCTGAAAGTGGTGTTGTAGATTCACGACCATTAATTAAAATAGCTTTACAAACAGTATCAGCTATATTTGGTACTCAGGCAGTTTACCACGCACAAAAGACTTTAAAATAATGGTTGAACTTATCGCAGTATTTTTAATATTAAGTACTGTAATGATACTTAAACAAATAGATAATGGAGAACATTAGTAAACATATAACATTTAAAGAAGCTACATTTAGTGCAACTGCTCAAAGATTAGGTATTAAAAATGAACCTACATTAGAGCATTTAAAAGCAATGATGACAGTAGCTGAAAAATGTTTTGAGCCATTGAGAGAATGGTACGGAAAACCACTAAGAATAAACTCATTTTATAGAGGTAAAGACCTTAATAAAGCAGTTAAAGGAAGTGCTACTTCACAACATTGTAAAGGCGAAGCAATTGACATAGACGCTGGTAGTGTTGCAGAGAATAAAAAAATACATGATTGGATTAAAAATAATTTAGAATTTACACAATTAATTAATGAGTATAATTATAGTTGGGTTCATGTTTCTTATGATGCAAAGAATTTAAAAAAACAATGCTTAATCATTAAATAATAACTATCTTTACAACGCATATTTTCTATTTTAGTTTTAAGAGTGTAAAGAAATTTACACTTTTTTTATTAAATATAGTTTGTAATTAAATAAAATTAGTTACATTTGTA